CATCCGTGCAGTCGGTGGCGTGTATACAGTACCAAACCACGTCTGTGAGCGATTTTACGCCGTGATGCTTACCTGCGGCAATAGTCAAGCAGGCAGGGGCATGAACGACCGATCTGACCCCATCTACAAGCAATTCGACAGACCCGCTGGCCAAGATGGACAGATGGTCATGTTTGTGAGCGTGTTGCACCAAGACGTGCCCCGCCGGTATGCGGGTCTCTTTGGCGTACACGCCCGAGCTAAAGTGATGGTGGATCATATCGGTATTTGCGCTCACCACGGTACCCCTGTTGCATTGACAGGATTTTTCAACCCGTCAATATGAGATTGCAGACCAGTTTCTATTTCAGAAACGTCCAGCTTGGCCTTGACCCAACCAAGCACTTCTTCTTCTGTCAGTTTATCGTAGTCAATAAACGTGTCGCCACGCTCAAATCCAACTGTGCCATAGGTGCTTACCGTATCTTCCCCATCCACGGCGGTACAACCCCATCGTGCGGTAGTAACCAGACCGTCTGATAGTTCACGGTCAAGTTGTGTAATTTTCCAAGTTATTGTCATGATTAACTTAAACGATAAAGAACAAAAGTGTTTGCGCCTGTTCTGCGGATGCGGAAATGGGCAGATGCAGCAATTGCAATGGTCAATGATCCCAATGATGTAACGCCGGTATTTACAGCCATTGTGATTACACCAGTAGCCGTGTTGACAACGTAGAAATCATAGCCAATGTTTGTAGCTATCCAAGGGGCCAATGTTTCCATTGTCGAACCCAAAGGCATTGTTATCGTGTACGTTGTGCCAGTGGCACTGATTATTTGCGCTTGGATATTGGCGTTGGTCAGTGTTGCGGCTGCACTAATTGCTGCGGGCGCAGGTGCATACGGCATGACTGCACCACCTTGAAACTGTATGTTACTACCTGTGTCAAGGGTTGCTGTTGTAACATTAGCTACTTGTAAAAATACAGCACCTATCCCAGTAATGTATAACTTTCCTGCATCACCACCAGTATTTCTTCCAAAGATACCAGACGCAGTTGAGGAAGCAATTGCACCATTAAAAGTTATTGCCCCATAACCACCACCATCACTTAATTTGTCTATCAAAATAGGTGCTGGTGCTGAACCCAGTGTAGCAAGACCACTAACTGTAGCAGTACCTGAAACAGTAGCAGTACCTGAAACAGCCAGTTTTGCCCCCGGCGAAGTAGTGCCTATACCTACGTTACCGCTGCTATCAATATATAAACGTGTTGCGGCAGCGACATCATCATAGAAAAATAAATTATTATTTCCAGTACCTCCAATATCTACACCAATTTCGTATTTAGCTGTTCCACTTTGTTGGAAGTTAATAATTGATTTATAACCTGGTGTACTTGTGTTATTGATTATTAAACTAGCATTAGTTGCACTTGCCCGTACAGAGTTTGCCGTTAGAGTCGTACCATCAAACGTCAAATTTGCGCTATCTGTTTCAAGTCCACCCGTGGTGCTGTAAACCACTCGACCAGAAGTAAGCCCAGTGTTTGTTAATGTACTGAATTTGCCTGTGGTTGGTGTAGTAGCACCAACAGTACCATTTATGTTTATTGATGCTGTGCCAGTAAGGTTGGTTACCGTGCCACTGCTTGGCGTACCCAAAGCACCACCATTGACTACAAAAGCGCCAGCAGTGCCTGTATTGACCCCCAGCGCCGTAACAACGCCTGTGCCTGTTGCTGTGGTTGCTGGCGCAGCGCCTGCCCCACCGCCAATTACAAGCGAATTTGACGTTAATGCTGCACTGGTTGCCCAAGTTGTTGCACTGCTGAAATACGGGATGCCGCCGCTTGTTCCCGCAACTGTAAACGCAGGGGTAGTGGTTGGCGTAGCAACAGTGATGATGCCGCCAGTAAAGCTGACCGATGTCACATAGCTTAAACTAGGAATATCACCCGCAACCAAAGCCCTAAATGCAGGCACAGTCGCTGCGCCAGTTGTAGGGCCAGCCAACACATAGTTAGCAGTCTTTGTGCCGTAAGGGTTTAACGTATCGCCATAAGCAGCTGCCAAACTTATAACAGGAGTAGTTGTTCCAGTTGCTACGTTAACAGGGCTTGTGCCTGTGACAGATGTAACAGTGCCGCCCGATCCAGTAGCCGACAAAGTGCCTGCGACAAAGCTAATTCCAGACCCTATGGTGACATTGCTAAAACCGCCCGATGCGTCACCGTACAGAATTGACGAGCCAGTTGTCAAAGTTGACCAAGTAGGTGCTGCGCTGGTATTTGCAATCAATACTTGTTTGGCTGTACCGGCGGCAGTAAACGCATACGCCGTACCTGTTCCATACGCAACGCCGTAGGTTGTAGGGGCCGCAGAACCGTTTGTGCCGCCATTAGCAATACCCAAGGTGCCTGCAAGGGTGATAGCGCCTGTAGTGGCCGCTGCTGGCGTCAGGCCGGTTGTACCGCCGGAAAATGACAACACGCCAGTATTGGCAATCGTCACATTGCCTGTAGCACTAGATACTGAAATGCCTGTGTCTGCAATATTGGACAACACGCCAGTGTTGGCCAGCGTGATGGTGCCAAGACCATTGGTGACTGAAATGCCACTGCTAACTGCAAGCGTGTTTAGCGAATACCCTGTGCCGTTACCAATCAGCAGTTGGCCGTTGGTTGGTATGGTGCTTAAGCCTGTGCCGCCGCTGGAAACTGGAATGACACCAAGATCACCCCCAACAATGTTGTACAGACTGTAAAACCACCGATACCATTCACGCGACACCGCGCCGGTGCGTTCGTCAATAATCGCCACCCGTGGGGGCGTGATTTGGGTGGCGTTCGGATTAGTCGCCATAGTTAGGCATTGGTCGGGCTTATGATCAGTTCTGCCCCCATGATGGCAATTTTGTTGGGGTCAGTGCCTGAAAGCTCGTACACACGGTCGCGCAGCTTGAGCGTCATGCCCAGCCGACGCCAAAAAGTTCGTTGGCCATAAACACCAATTTTGCCCAGCGGTGACCAATGCTCATTTGACCAAGTGTGACCGCCGTCGTCTGACCAGCGCAGCATGACCGCAGGGTCGTAGCCTGGCGCGGCAGAATACGCCGTAGTGACCAAGTTGTATCCAGTGATGTCGGTATCCGACAGTTCGTATTGCCCAAGCGGTTCAAAACCATCGCCTGCTTCGGTGGTCAATGTATCGCCTGATTGAGTTGTCAAATACGTTTGCACATATTCGGCTACAAGGTCTAATCCTGATTCAGTGTCGATATTTTCACTGTCATACGCAGGGTACAGGTTCAAACCAACGCCTGCTTCGCAGTCCAATTGCAAGCTGTGATGTGCTGTGCGTTTGAGGTTGTTTGTGCCGGTTGGCAGCGCCCGCCATGAGCGCAACCACTTTTGGACGCCGCCGTTGTCAGCGTAGATGTCCAAGTCGAACGTGTAGATGTTGCCGTTTTCAAAGTCGCCGACGATGATGTTGCCACCAAAGTTGCACTGGCAATTGCTACGGTGGCGCATAAACTCGCCGTTATCAAAACCTGCCCGTTCATGCCAGGCTTGGGTGGACACGTCGTAAACCCATGTTGCGTTGCCACTTGGAAACGTCAGCACATAGAAAGCATGGCCTTCTTGTTGGTAGGTGTAGGCAATGGCGTCTGCAATGTTGCCGTACTGGGCAATGGCATATTCGATGGCGTGGGTGGAAACTCGCACACCAGTATAGCCATTGGCGCGGTAAACAATACCTTGGCCACGGGCATCTGTGCCCAGCCAAAACAAGCCATTGTCCAACTTGGCAATGGACGCCGCAGCCACGCAACCAATCTCGTTAAAAGCGCCTTGGATGCGGGTCAGGGGGAAGTCAGCCGCGCCAGAGTCGTACCAGACTTCGACCGAATCGGTGCCAAACACCCACAGCTCGCGGTGATCGGAGATCAGACCCACCACGCCGTCGGGCGAGCCTTCGGCGCTGGCAAAGTCTAGGGGATCAACAGATGATCCGTCCAGCAACTGCGACACCCTAATGATCTGGCTATTGGGTTGGTTGAAGACAAAGTACCCGTCAAGGTACGCGACCGTCACAGCGCCAGCAAAGTCAGGGTCAGTGATTTGGGCAAATACGTTGGTGGTTTCGTTGTAGATGTAGCCGTCAGGGTTGCAAGCAAAGAAGATCTGAGTGCCGTTGTCAGCAATGCTCACAGGGCCGGTGCCGGACGCATAGCCCAACAACTGCGGCGTAGCTGTCAAACCGGTCAATTTATAAACTTCTTGGCCGGACACAACATAGAAGTCGCTGCCATTGGTTTGATGCGCCCACAATGCGCGGATCGGGCCAGTGCCTACGGTTTGCAGGAAGTTAAGCCCTGGGGCGCGGTTAAGAAACCCTGCTTCTTTGCCGCCTTCGGGAATGACTTCGGGAAACAGATTGACCATGCGGTTGTCCGCAGCGTTGATACTGCGGGCAACATACGCTGATCCAAGAATTGGCGTTTTCATGCAATGTAACTTGGATACCACTTAGTTGTTGTAACGTCGTAAGTCATTGTTAATGCCTTACTAACCACTGCTGTACCAGCCAAAGCAATATTTCCTGCTGTTGTCCAAGTAAATACGCCAGTTGGAATCAAAATAATTGAACCGCCGCCAGCAGAAATTGGACTTGGTGCCGTGATAGTCACAACTGCCGTTGTTCCCGAAACAAAAGCAACCGGTGTTGTTGGAGCAATTGTTGTTGCGCTTGCAACCGTTGGGGCAGCGGCACTTACTGCGTTGAAACTGCTCAATACAAGGCTTGTACCTGTGGCTGCACCAATGACCGGCGTGGTCAATGTTGGTGAAGTAGCAAATACAGCGGAACCTGTACCTGTTTCATCAGTTAAAGCAGTTCGTAAATTGGCACTGCTTGGTGTTGCCAAGAATGTGGCTACACTTGTTCCCAAGCCACTTACGCCAGTTGCAACAGGTAAACCTGTGCAGTTGGTCAACGTACCACTTTGTGGCGTCCCAAGCACGGGAGTTACCAAAGTTGAATTGGTAAACAATAGTGCATTGGTGACTTGTTTAGTCGTGCCTGATTGCACAATTGGCAAGACATCCGCAACGGCGGCAGCAGTTGCAACGGGGAGAGCTGTGATTGCGATGGTGGCCATGTTAGTAGTTTCCTGCGTAAATGTTAAAGCGTTGACGAGTGGCGACAATGGCGTAAGGCATAGACATTACGTCATCAGGGTTGTTAATGCGCTTCAGATTGCGCTTGCTGGTCATGGCGATGCGTTGCACTTGGGGGCTTGGCTCAACGCCAAACTCAGGTGCAAATTCCATTGCCAAGTTGTAGACAAATGCTCGCAAGTAGCCTGGTGGAAACAAGATGTCAGTTGCCAAATCAGCAGGCTGATCTAGCTCTTGCACACTAATAAAGTGCCATTCCAAGTCCCGCGTGGGCTTGGGATAGACCGTCATTTGGATATTAGGGTATTCCATGTTGATCCACATGACCTGTGGATAAGTGGAAGTGACCGTTTTGACAGCAATGCCATCGTACTGTTGCTGATTGATGAACTTGATGCCAAAAGACACGTTGGTGCCTGGGTCGCGGTAGTAGGTGGCATCATCCAACAAAATGGGCCGAATGCCATCAAACCCGCCAGCAGCAGCGCCAGTAGGGCCAAGATGGCGTTGAATCTCGCCCGCAGGCCAAGTAAATGTTTGATCAATAGTATTGAATACTGACAATCGCTCAGTGTTCCATGAGTCGATCATCTGGTTAAGCGCCATCAATGCGTCTTGGGATACGGACGCAGAAGGTGTTTCACCTTCAGCCAGTACGCCAAGCAATCGCAACGCTCTATTGATCTGATCGCCAGCGGTATAGGTGGCCATGTTTACGCTCCTTGTTCTGCCGCCTCAAAACTGGGTCGGGCACGACGACGTTTAACTTCCAGTTCGTTTGTAACAGGAGCCGCTTCTTCAGACAGCGTGGCTAAAGTATACCTTGTCCAGCCATTTTTTTCATCTGCTACAGCCTCCATATCACAGATAGCGACTTTGGTGCCGTGCTTGGGGTGTTTTAAGTAGATGACCATAAGTCGCCTCCAGGTTGTTGACGCAAAAAGGTATGGAAGTTTCCAAGGTAAGACTTGTCTTGAGAATGGTGATCCAATTGCAAATCTGGCACCAACCAGATGTCACCGCCAAGTGCTTCCCACCGGCGGGAAAAAGCGTAATCCTCACCCCACCATAATCCTTCATGGGCGCCGTGGTTAAACAAATCAACACTCATGCGGTATTTTTCACCGTAGCAAAGCTCAGGATGGGCGGTCATAAATTTGTCCACCGCTTCTTTGGTAATTTTTAAAAAACCAGCGGGCACCATTCTGGCCTTAATGCAGCCGTCGGCGCGGGTCATGGGCGTACCTTCTGGCGTACTGTGGATTGTGCCCATGTAGCTAACTTCATCCGCTTTAAACCGATATGTACCGGCCACCACGTCGCCTTCAGTCTCAATCAGTTTGATCAGATCAGCAGGCCGCCAAGAAATGTCATGGTCAATGAACACAATCACGTCAGCTTTGGCATCCAAGGCTTTTCTAAGCATCGTTGCACGAGCTGCTGAAATGTAAGGGTTGCCCACCTCGTTAACCATGCCTTCTTCCCATCCATGAGCGGCAAGCAACGGCAAAGATGCCTCAAGGCTATCCAAGCATTGCTGGTACGGACGTTTAATAGTGGGAAGACAAAAAACAACTTTCATTTTTGGGCGACCGCCATGAGGTTATAGTTTTCGAGCCGTTTAACAGTAACTTTGCTGAATCCAGCAGCCATGCAGGCGTCGTGCAAAGTTTGAGAGACAAAGCCGTTTCGATGCGCCATATATGGCATCGAAGGCAACAATTGGCGCAAGCCGTACATCAAATCCAAACCAGTTACCGGCCCACAAGGCGCGGTGTAAAG